CTGATATTGTACTTGATGCAGGTGGCGGAGATATCTTCTTTAAGGATGACGGTACTACGTTTGGTTCTGCTACAAATACTAGCGGTGACTTGATTATTAAATCTGGTACTACTACTGCCATGACTTTCAGCGGTGCCAATGTAACTTTTGCAGGTACGGTAACTATTGGAAGTGCTGGTATTTCTGAAGCAGAATTAGAAATACTTGATGGTGCAAATGTAACTACGGCTGAACTTAATCTTCTTGATGGTTCTGCAAAATCTACCTCTTCAATTACTATCGCTGATTCAGATGCATTTATTGTAATTGATGGTACAACGACAAAACAAATCCCAGCTTCTGATCTTTCAACATATGTTGCTGGAGCAGACCCCGTTGCAATGGCAATTGCTTTAGGCTGATATAAAGGAAGGAACACATGGCAAATACATTTAAATTAAAGACAAAGGCAGGTGTAACTACTCTTGCTACAGTGTATACTGTACCGTCTAGTACTACAGCAATTGTATTAGGTCTAGTTATTGGAAATACTACAAGTAGTGCTATTACCAGTACCGTTACACTCTCTTCCGATACTAGCGATACCGAAACTAACGCAGATGTAGAAATTATTACCAATGCTGCTATTCCAGCCAACTCTAGTTTGGAAATTATGGGAGGTAATAAAATCGTAATGCAGACTACGGATTACTTGCGAGTATACGGAAGCGGTGCAGTTGATGTTACATTGTCAATTATGGAGATAACGTAATGCCTTATTTTGGAGTTACTCCATCCGATGCGGCTGGGGCAGACTTAGACGGTAAAGAGTTTATTCTAGACGCTGATGCAGATACCACTATAACTGCTGATACAGATGATCAGATAGATATTAAAATATCTGGAGCGGATGATTTTCAGTTTACTGCAAATACTTTTACCGTTCTTTCTGGAAGTACACTAGCTATTGCATCCGGCGCAACAATTGCAAATAGTGGTACTGCGACAGGATTTGGTGGTTCGGACCCATCTTCTGCTGATGGAGATTCATTAGGTACAGCATCCGCTGAATGGTCTGATCTATACCTTGCTGATGGTAGTGTAATCTATTTTGGTAATGATCAAGACATTACTTTAACTCACGTTGCTGATACGGGCCTTGATTTAAAAAGAACTACAGGTACAAACAGATATGCTGAACTTACTTTGCAAACTGGTGAATCTGATGTAGCAGTAAACGATGTTCTCGGAAAACTATCTTTTCAAGCACCAGATGAAGGTACAGGTACAGATGCTATTCTTGTAGCCGCTGCTGTTCAAGCAGTCTCGGAAGGTAATTTTAGTTCGTCTAATAATGCCACCTCTTTACAGTTTATGACTGGAGCTTCGGAAGCGGCTACTGCTAAAATGCATGTTAAGTCTGATGGTAAGGTTGGTGTAGGAACAGCCTCTCCCGGTGCTCTTTTCCACAGCTATACAACCGACAATGATGGAACCTTAAAGCACGAAGCAACTGGCGGAAATGCGGAAATAGTGATCGCTGGGAATAGAACCAGCAATGCCGATATCGGACATCTGCGATTCTACAATAATGGCGGCTCGGCAAATATAGGTAGTTTTCGTGTGGAGAGAAACGCTGCAAATAATTCTGGAAATATGAAGCTTCAATGTGCTGACGCCGGAACGCTTAAAGATTTAATAAAACTTGATCCTCTAGACGGTAATCCTGCATGTATCATGGATCATCCCGGTAGTAGCCAGCCATATACGCTGCAACTAAATATGACTGGTGCAGCTCCCGATGATAACTCGCAGTATTTTATGAGAGCCCAAGATTCCGGCACTGTTCGTCTCACAATTTGGGCGGACGGCGATATTGTTAATCACGATAATTCGTATGGTGCAATTTCAGACGAAAGAATAAAGCAGAATATTAAAGATGCTAATTCACAGTGGGATGATATCAAGGCAGTTAGAGTTAGAAATTTTAAGAAGAAAGATGACACTAGGAAGTATGGTGAAGATGCGGCTTGGGAACAAATTGGTGTTGTTGCACAAGAGTTAGAAGAGATCTCTCCAAAATTAGTTAAACAAGGACAGCCTACCGCTTCTGATATTCTCTCTAATTCAGTTTTTGGTACTCTTTACGAAGAGGGTGACGATATACCAGATGAAAAAGAAATTGGTGATATTAAGTCGCTAACTGGTGAAAAGGTGAAGTCAGTTCAATATAGCGTTTTATATATGAAAGCTGTTAAAGCATTACAAGAATGTATGACTCGAATTGAAACACTCGAATCTGAAGTTGCTGCTTTAAAAGGATAAAGGAACAGAAAATATGCCATATATAGGTAGAGCGCCCTCTGCATCCATAATTAAAATTGAAGATGCAGATAAGGATACAAAGATACAGGTAGAAGAAAGCTCAGACGAGGATACTATTCGGTTTGATATAGCGGGTGCTGAAGATTTTACTATGACTGCTAATTCATTTAATGTATTGGCTGGCTCTAAAATAGATATGAATGGTACTGAATTAATCTTAGATGCCGATGCTGATACTTCTATAACTGCCGATACGGATGATCAGATAGATATTAAAATTTCTGGTGCCGATGATTTTAGATTTACAGCAAATAGTTTTAACGCATTATCAGGTAGTACTTTAACTATTGATTCTGGTGCGACAATAACTAATAGTGGAACTTCTACTGGGTTTACTGACTTTCGTGGTGCTATTGCGGGGAGAAATAGCAATCAGACTATTTCGAATAATAGCTGGACAACCATCACTTGGGATGCCGAAGTGATGGACACCGATTCGATGTTTTCTACAGGATCGAACCCAACACGAATAACAGTGCCAACAGGCATAACACAAATCCGCTGCTCAACATTCACATTTCTTCAGTGGCACGCTGATAAAACCGCAGGCATGTCTCGGATGGTCCACCGATTGAAAAAGAACGGCTCGTTTGACATGTATGGATTCTCAATTTATGCAGACTTCGCTGCTGAAAACTATAATTTTATGTTTAACACTCTTTGGCCCTGTGTAGTATGTACTGGCGGCGACTACTTTGAAATCGAGGTTTTTCATACAACAGGCGAAGATGCGTATGTTGCGGGAAACGCATCGAGTAATAACTACGATGGAAGTGCCTTTGTTATGGAGATTTTGAAATGACAGTCGCTAATGTTCATATTTCTAACATGAGTTTTGATTTACCCGCTATCTCAGAAGCAGCCGGGAATGGTGATGTAGACGCTCGCAGAGTAAGTGAAGATCGTCTTTATGTTACTGGCGTAACTCAGGAAGCTTTGGAAGCAGCTTTAGCCGCTTATGATCATGATGCATTTTTGGTACAGAAAGCTACTCGTAAGCTACGAGCGAAACGAGATAATCTTTTAAGTGAATCTGACTGGACTCAGCTAGCTGATGTATCACTTGATAATAAAGATGCATGGCAAACTTATCGTCAAACTTTAAGAGATTTACCAGCCAATACAGAAGATCCAAAAAATCCTGAATGGCCGACAGAACCTTCGTAATACTTTAGCAAGAGAGTATCATATGATAAATAAAATACTTAGCCTTAAAAATAAAGTGTCTAATATTATTCTTGCCGTACTTCTAGTAACGGTAACGGCCTTTATTGCATGTATTTTACAGTACAATACTGCTAAGGCTTCATCCATATCTTGTGGACCACAGCACGAAGAGATGTTGAATACTGCTGTTCGTATTAATACTTCTGGTTCTGGTACAGTTCTTTATTCTAGACAACATGAGACTCAGTGGGAATCTTATATTCTAACTAACTATCATGTGATTAGTGAGCAAATCACTATACGAGAAACTTGGGATGGAATGGAAGCACGCAAGGTTAAAAGAGAGACACGAGAACCAGTAACTGCTTTTTGGTTTGACTATATACGCTGTGCTCGATCTGTAGGAACACGAGGTAGAGTTGCTGATATTGTAGCACATGATGAACAGCGAGACCTAGCTCTGTTGAAGCTAAGAG